TGGCGGTTTTGCCATACCTTGGGCGGGCGCAGGTGCCGGTGGTGCCATTGAGGGTGCCGGTGGTGCCATTGAGGGTGCCGGTGGTGCCGTAGCAGCGCCTGGAGCCTTTGGAGCGGGCGCAGCGCCTTGTATTGGCTTAGGAGCAGCGTCCGAAGGAGGAGCCGGCATTGGTCTTTGCGATGTCCGCGGCAACGCGTTCATCCGCGCTTGGTCTAGTTGAGCAAAGGTTGGCTCAGATATTCCGGCCTCTTGTAGCCTGCGTATAACGAGCGGGGACACCTGCTCCGTACCTAACTGTTTACCCTTTTCGTCGCGGATAATTACGGTGGCCTTAGTGGTGTCGTACGCCCCTGGTTGGTTTGCAAAACCTCTTGCGCCCTTCTCAATGTCCCCAACAAGCGAACTGAGTTCGTTTAGTGCCGTTGTGAATCCTTTGGTTTGACCAATCTGCATGAGTCGCGAGGCGTCGCCTTGTGAGATTGGGACACCGCCGTAGGTGAACCCACCGCCGGCACCGCCTGTGCCAACCCCGCCGGCGCCACCGCCCGAACCTATGATGCTCAGGAATGTGTCGCGGGCTTGGTTCTCACGCTCCTGCGCTGCCTTGCCTTGGGCGATCTGTGTGCGTAGGTTAAACAGGTTAGAGGACTGCTGCTCACGCTCTTGGGCACGGCGAGAGAGCGCCTTCTGTGGCCCCTCAATGTCGCCCGACCACCACGCGTAGGCGTCCTTCATGCCCTCCATGAACCCGCCGTAGTCGGCCTGACGCTCTTGGTACATGCGCTCCATGGCGTCGAGGACGCCCTTGCTTAGTGGGATATCGCCTGTGGGTGTGGGGAACTGCAGCCCCGACTTGGACGCTGATTTAACGGGCTTTGTGTAGACCGGCGCCTGATTTTCATCGGCGTCGTCGGTGCTACCGCCCGTCTCAAAGTGTGCTAGTCCGCCCTTTTTATACATAGCCATTCCAGTTATCTTTTTGGTTAGTCATATAGTCCGGCACCTGGCACATACTCTTGGTCACCACTATCGTACAAACTTTCACCGCTGCCACTAGTAAAACCTCCGGTGTAGTCATCCCATGTCCCGCCACCAGCTCCGGCAGTTCCATCATCTAACCCCATGCCTGTCCCACCACCCTGATCTTCTTCAGGGTTCCCGTAGGATCCTGGCGCATACGTCTCAATAATTTGACCGGTACCTGGATCAATTAGCATCGTCTCGCCGGCCTCATTCGTAAACACATAGTTGCCCGCTTGGTCGTAATAACTTGACCCCGCTTGCGGTGATTCGCCGGAGCCGCCGGTTAAATAATCGTACGCCCCGGATATTAACCCACCCACGCCGCCAGTTACACCAAGCTGCCCAAGAAGACCGGTGGTCTTCACGGGGTTGCCCTGAGCATCTTTTATAACATTGCCCTGCGAGTCGCGAACATAGTCACCACCTTGGAGCGCCTTTAGCCCCGTCTGACCAAACGATAGCAGACCCAAGATTTGGTTGAGCGCGCCAAGATCCTTCGTCTGCGTGGTGGTCTTGCCGGTTTGTATTCCCTGCAGGATCTTTGCCAAGTTGGCAGATGCCGCGTAGGGTTGGTTCTCTTGGTAGGTCGCAACGTTTGTGCCGGACTGAGCCAAGGCGTTGGCGAGGTTGCTGAGACCCGCGCCCGCTGCCACGCCGGTTTGTTGTGAGTCGAGGATAGCCTTGAGTTGTCTCTGCTCCATGTCACTCATAACCTTGCCGGTCGCGGCAATGTCGGCCGCGCGGTTCATTGAGCTGCCAAAGTCCCCGCCGGCGATACGCCCCGCGGTTGACTGCGCCGTTACATCAGGCAACATCTGCCGTGCGTAGTCGCGTTGTGATTGGATGTAGCCACCTAAGGGCGTTGCCACGTTGGGGGTTACCTCACCCGACGCGGAGGTCAGCCAGGGGTTGGCGATGCCCGTTCCGATGTCCTCAAGGATCGACTGCCCAGACTTGAACGCGCCACTCTCGCCAAACACGCCGGAGAGAGCCTGCTGCGCGTTCTGGTTGACAGCTCCCGGCTGTATGTTCATCGCGTTGGTGATCGCCTGCTGCTGAGCAGACTCGTACCAGCTCGGGAGAGTGGTTGTCGATATGTCCTTGTTGGTTACAAGAGAGCTTAGTCCTGCCATTTTGCTACCCTACCTTTTTCTTTTTAGTTGCCATTGCAAGATACTCAAGCGCGCCCCTGCTGTCTGGCGGCAATCCCTTTGGGTCTGCGTTTCGTTTGTGCTTACGTATTGTCAACATAAACTTATCAAGGACCTGAGCGCCGGCGTCGTTGTCGCCGTTGCCAAGGCTTGACACTACGTCTGCGGGAATTACAAACTCACCACTTGCTAGCATCGCGGGGATGCTATCGCTGGTGCCGTCGCCCGCGCCCTTGACGTACCGGTTCGCTAGCGACGCGCCACCCTCAGAGTAGAACTCCGGGTTGTGACCCATGAGACCACCCTCTGCGGCAAACTCAATCTTGGTCGGATCCCACAGTTGCACCGAGAAATCGTTCGGGTCAATGCTTGTGTCGCCCTGTTTCTGCTCCTGAAGTTCCCGCAGTTCCTCATCGGTCAACCAACCCTGACCCGCCGCTTTCTGACGGAGTTGCTGCTCCTTCAGTTGGTCTTGGTTAGTGAAGAATGTGGAGCTATCCGTTTGTGGATTTAAAAACTTGCCCGCGAACCCAAGACCTGAAATGCGCTGCTGTGGAGCCCACGACGCGCCACTTAACGGGTTCCACAGATCCATAGAGATTGGTACTGCGGAGTCGCTCTGATCCAAGTTAAAGTTGGTGACGCCCTCCGTGTCCTCCCCAGTCTGCGGCGTAAAATCAAACGCATCAAACGCAAAATCTTCCGGCGTGCGAACGCCATACTGCGCCATGCGTTGGGTCTGCTGCGACCGCATAGGGGTTCGCGATGGCTCCTGCCCCAAGATTTTCCGCGTCAAGTTGCTTGTAAGTTGACGCGTAAACATATTCTTGGCGTATCTACCAGCGGCGTCCCAGTTCCAATTTGACCCACCGGCACCTAAGTCCGTGGCGTCGGTTGTGCCAAGCACATTGCCACTATCATCAAATGTTATGCTGCTACCATCGTCAAACTTTTGCGTGATGGAGCCGTCCGGGTTGCGGGTCATTGTCGGACCTAGTTGGGACTCAGGCGTTGGTGCCTGGTCGCCCACATCCTCGCTTGGCTCACCAACGGCGTCCTCGCCAGGGGCTTGCTCACCTGTTGGTGCCTGATCGCCTACATCTTCGGTTGGTTGACCTACTGCGTCCTCGCCCGGTGTAAGGAGATCGCCGGCGCCCCCACCAAGCGGCATGTCCACAACGTTACCGTCGATGTCTGACGCGGAGATTGGGTTGCCATTCGCGTCAAACGTTATGGTGCTGCCGTCGTCAAACGTTTGGGTCATGGTGCCATCTGGATTTGTCACCACCCCCGGCATCTCGCCCAGCGGTGTCTCCGTGACATCCGTGCCGGGTGCCTCTACAGGCAACCCTGCAGTTGGCTCGCCCTCAATCGGGGTTTCTGTAGTGCCTGCTCCGGGTGTCTCCACAGGTTCGCCAGACTCTACATCTCCCGTAATTGGCTGCTGCGACGCCAAGTACTCATCCGCAGTCTGCGGGTTAAAGAATATGTTGGTGCCGTCGGTTGCGGTTGCGCTTACTGGGTTTCCGGCTGCATCGTAGGTTATGCTACTGCCGTCGTCATATGTTACCGTGTTGCCACCCAAGGACTGCGCTGTGTCAGCGTTGATTGCCTGAACCGCATCCTCCGGCGCAGGCCGACCCATTTGGTCAACAATTTGTCCGGCTTGGTTTAGGGTGTAGTTTACGCCGGCACGAACGCCATAGTTTGCTATTGCATTTAGGAACGCCTGCTCCGCATCTCCACCAGTTAGCGCTGCAGCGGTTGCCCCAGCAGCTCCCGCACCTACCGCGCTACCAATCGTGCCGCCTAGTGTATTGCCGATCAGGTCACCTGACTGCTGAGCCAACATGGCTGTTTGTGCTGAGCCAAGATCTGTGCCGTACTCAAGGGCGGTACCAAGTTGGTCACCGACATAACTACCAACGCCCTGCGCTATTGTAGACACAGCGTAGGACTTCAGCGCGTCCTCAAAACTTCCGCCACGGGCAAGTGTCGCCCCGGCGTTAATGTATGGTATGAGTTGAACTTGCCCGGAGGCTACCGCCGCGATTGTGGCGATTGTTCTAATTGGATCATCTAGCGCGGCCTGTACGGTCTTCTCTAGCGTCTTGCCAACATCCTCAACGACGTCAACTACGGTATCAACTATGTCCTCAGCAACGTCACCAATGGTCTCAACTGCGTCACCAATGGCGTTTCCTATGTCTTTTACTGCTTTTACAACTGGATCGTAGTACTGTATTTTTCCTACAGCATTTGGTGTGAATGCGCGTATATTTCCAGGTATCCAGCCGGATTCTAATGCGGCATAATTATTTCTCATGCCGGCAGACCTCCTTTAGTGGATGGTCGCAGTTGAACAACAACCCGCAGAGCGCCGTCATCAAGGCGGCTTACTTGGTATCCCATGCCCTTTGGCTTATCCTTGCCAATATATCGGAATATGTTCAAGAGTGAGTCATCGTAGAATGTGGTTACCATGGCGCGAAAGCCCATGGACTTCATCGTCTCAGTAAAGACGACGCTGCTTTGTAGGTAGTTTTCTGGGGTGTCTGCGTTCAGTGCGCGGAATACGGCAATCTCCGGGTTTTTCTCAGACCGGTGAACGACAAACAAAGTGTTTCCCTCGCGGATGCAGACGGTCTCAGGCGCGCGTAACTCTGACGCTATGGCGGCCTGAACCTGCTCAGGGGAGTATGGGGAACCAGTGTTCTGAGCGGCGATGTTCACAATCTCCTCAGAGCTCAGTTGCTGGTGCTTGGAATCAATCATCGAATCCTCTAATCAAAAATCAGACTACATTTTTATGTGGGCAGAGCCTATACAGACCCGAGACATTCCTATATCTACTAATGCAGAAGGCATGGAATTTTGTCCCTAGTTTGTGGGGCCGTTGACCATTACCACAACCATACGAACCCAATCCCGCCAATTATCAAACCCCTCAGGCCCGGGTATTCCAAATGAGTTGAACGTGGACAGGGTCACCATCGCGTTCGCCACATCCCTCCAGTTCTCCTCATCCACCCTTGGGAGGGGCTCCTCGCCAAAGTAGTGTAGGAGGTTGCCGTTCCATCCCTCCCAAGTCGCCTCCTCAGCGAGGAAGGGTATGCTTTGGGTTATGAAGGGCATTAGGGTCGCTCGTCGCCTAGCTCAGCGGTCACCAAGATACGCCCCATTTGGTAGCTTCCGCCGGCAACGTTGGTGCCAAACTTAAGCCTGGTCTCCCGGTTCTCAATCCGCAGGTCTACCTTCCCCGTGTCCGGGGTAAAGGTAAAGATCGGGGAGTTGTTGTCCTGTGATTGGGCAAATGGTTTACCGATAACCTCCAGGGTCATCTCACCGGTCTGAACAAAGTCCGGCTCTACCCGGCGAAGGTGTAGCCGTCGGTTGATGCCCTTGGCCTCATCTTGTGCCGGGTTACCTCCGACCCAACTAATGTCGCAGGTAGTAAAGTATGCAGGGATCGCTGTCTGTCCCGTGGGCTCTACCTTGTCCGTTCCAATCTCTTGCTGCCACATCGCGTACCCAGTTGTGGTTGGGAAGACCGAGTCCCCAATGCTTGGGTACGGGCTGATCGCCTCAGTGACCGTCACAAGGGTCGCATTAGTCGCGGGGTCGTACACCACGGTGCTAATTAAGTATGAGGTGCCCGACGGTAGGTTTGTAAACTGAACGGTTTTGTTTGGCGAGTACTTTGGCGTTACATCGCCGTCTAAGTAGAACTGTGATGAGGTTGGGGCGGGCTCACCCGCTGGCGTTGCGATCGTAACGTCCGGCTGACCCACGGTGAAGTCGTACTCCCACCCGCACCAGATCGGTGTCGGGAACACCTCAGTGGTGTATCCGCAACTCCTGTACGCCCCAGTTGCTGATCCGGCGTCGTACCAAATCTTGTCCTTTACATTGTAGATAATTGCGTCGTTGCACTCGGTCGATGTGCCCCTGGGATAAAAGAACCAAATCTCATTGAATCGAGGTACCTTGGTTGCCCACACCTTTTGGCGCTGAGCAAAGTTCAGGTTTTCATATACCCAGTTTAGGTTCTTATCGTTAGGTAAGACCTGAACGGAGCCGTTGTACATGTAGAAACGGTCAACGCCCATCCAATAATATACCCCGTCCATCTCAACGATTGCGTTGGATGACATGACTGAGATTTGGCTAGAAATAATGTCGTACTTCCAATACTGCTGCGAGTTGCCGGTAAAGGACACCCGTATTAAACTGTCTGTTGCCCAAAACAAACCGGACGGGGAGTTTGTTCCGCCACGAACAGGCATGCCCTTCACGACCTTACCCGCGGCGACGTTTACTCTGTTAGCAAGTGGACCATTCCAATCAGTAAGGTTTTGGTCGGTGTACGTGGCGTCGACGTGGTTGTTCGCGATCAGACCGTTTGATCCGTAAATAAGCAGGAACGGGTAGAGCATAACAATCCCACCATCACATGTTACCGGTGCGTAGGTTGGGTTGTTGCCTGATACATCAGCCAACCCGTAAAACTCCCATACGCCACCAATGGGTAAGATACCGCCATAAAGAACCTGCGTGGGGTTGTCCTCAACGATGTTGTTAAGGTTCTGCCCCGGGTGAGCGACGACCTGCATGACCCCGCCTTGGGGGTCGTACTGCATGTCAAACTGCCACAGGTTCGCCGCGTTTGGCTGAAACTCTACGTCGGCTATCCACACCTGAGTCTGCGACGCCGGTATGCTTGTCGGTGTCACGGTGACCGTTGTTGATCCTGCCGCAAACACCGCGCCTGACACTGTGTACTGTGTTGCGCCAGGGGTTTGGCTGAACACAACCTTTGTGTTGTTCGGGAACTTTGCTGTGAGGTCGCCCGTCACCACAAAAGTTGAGCTGGTGTTAGAGGTCACCGCGGTCTCCGCGTAGCCAACCTTTATCACCGCCTTACTGGGTCCGGTGCCTGCCGCGAATGACAAACTCGTCGTGAACGCGTCAATCGTGTCCTCAGTGCCGGTAAATATAAAGTTCTGTCCGTTGTATGCGTTTGCTATGATGCCACGGGCAATCCCATACTTGTCCAAGAACATGCGCGAGTACCCGCCAATCTTACGAGGCGTGCCACGCTGGAACCGGTTCCACAATCCGTCGGTGCACTCGCGGGACTCAAATGTCGTGCCGTCCCGCTTGATCCCCGGTTGGAGACCTAATGTGTAAACAACCGAGAGGTTCTCGTCCGCCATTAGAATGTGCCGCCGCTGATAAGGCCGGCCTTAACCTCGCCGGTAAATGTTGTCTTTGGTGATAATGGGTTTGTGTTGTCCACGACCATCATGTCCGTGCTTCCCGCGGAGATCGCTGGCTTGCTCGTGGCTTTCAGGTACATACCGGTGTTGGTGTCGTTTGAGAATGAGAACGACGGAGCTCCTGCCGTGCCGTTCACCGCGTAGTAGATGTAGATCCAAGCCTGTGTGAGCAAGAACGCGTTTGACCCGCTCGTCAAAATAATCGCAGACGATCCGTTGGCAATCTGAATCGGTGGCAGCGCGGTGCCTGTCACCTCGATGTTGATGTCGTAGGACGATTGCCCGGTCTGGTTGCTGATGATGTACATCTGCGTGATCGCCGGCAGGACAACGTCCAGGTCTACGGTTCGCGTCCCTGAGAGCGCCACATAGGTTTGGATCGTTGGAGCGTACGTTGTCAGATCCAAGGTGTTTCCCACGATACTATCAACGTCGTACGTCGCCGCGGTGAATGACACGTCAACTTGGCGTGGCAGACCAACCGTGAAGAAGTTGCCCGTGGAGAAGTCCATGATGATTACCGCGGAGTCCGACGGGAACATGCTCAGGCTGCTGAGCCCGTTGATTGTCTTGGTGGCAGGCGGTGTTATAACCACTGACCCGGTGCCACTGTTACGAATGTTAACGAACCAGCCAGTGTTTGCCGTGGCGGTGCTTGGCAGTGTGATCGTGCCCGCGCCACCGTTCCACACGTATGTCGCGGATCGGTTGTTCTCGGTGAGCGTTGTGTTTGTTGAGATCTGAACCACCTGCGATCCGGTAGCCAGTCGGCCGAGGATGTCGACCAGGCCATTACCAACCAGGGTGGCGGCGTCCGCGGCGGATGTGCCTGCGCCGAAGGTTACGTTCTCGTAGGTGCCAGCGTCTGTGGTGTTGTCTGAGAGGTACACGTAGCGTGACTCGCCCGCCAAGATTTCAATTGCTTGCCCTCCATCGATGTCCTCAACGAAGAAGCTATCCGCTCCCAAGTTACGGAAGAGGATGTCCGTGCCGGTTGATCCTTGGCTACCGGGTGGCAGCGTGACAACCCAACCCGCGGCGTCCGGCGTGCAGTCCATGATCCGCGATGCGGCGACGGTGCCATCTCCGGGGACTGTGTATGGTGGCCAAGATAGTGTGACGTTATCTTCAATCGCTAGCGCGGTGTAGCTTACGTCTGTGGGCTGTACCACGTCCCCGGTAAAAGGCGATGTAAATGTAGGCATTATTGTGGCTCCTGAACGGCTGTGTTCCTGTCGATCCTACGGGAGGCGTCTTCTTTTGTTAGCGCACCCATTGAGTTATTGTAGAGCTGCGTCCAAATCTGTAACTTGTCTGGGCTCTTGAGGTACGGTTGCGCTTGTAGTAGTGAACCAAACAAGAGAGCCTGTGGAGCCTCCCGCGTTATTAGGTTCTCTTGGTTGTCGTCCGCAAGAGGCTGAACGCGGTTGTAGTAAATTATTTCTACAGAGTACTGATCGTCTGGTATGGGCGCAAACGCCCAATGGTTGTAGTCGTAGTCTGAGTAGTACTTTGGCTGCCCGCTTGCTAACTCATTCTGTGCTTGGGCTACATAGTCCTGACCGCGCAACAGAACTGGCTGACCGTTGATTTTCATTGAGACGGTCTTTCTCCAACGGGCTGGCTTCTCCAAGGTTGCGCCCTGAGAGCCGGAAAGCAAAGTAGTTTCTACGACAACCAATTCCCAAAGTGTTTTTACTTGCGCCGCAATCTCTTGTTCGGCAAGCATGATCATCCTGGGTATCTGCTCTACGAATGACTGATCGTCGCGCTCAGAGTACCGGATGATGTCCTGTATGAGCGTGTCATAGGTCAACACTGCTGCTGGCATGGTTACCTCGTGTAGTATGAAACGTTGGGAGTTAACATCACCGGCGACTTATCGCGCTCTTCAGCCTCGGCCTGTGTCAGCCAATAGTTGGCCTGACCATCAAGGTATTGGATTCGTCCAAGATCAACTCCAGGGAGTTGCAGTGACATCTGGTGTGATAACATCTTTTGCACCGCCGCTATCCAACGGTTGGGGACATACAGTTGATTTGACAGATCTCCCACATCTTCAATCTGCTTTTCAATCACTAGCTGAAATACTTGGAAGTCATTGTTTGGTATCGGCCACACATACATCTGCGGGTTGATCTGACGATCAAACCAATACTGCAAGGAGCGGTCGCTCTCAAACTGTTTATTTGGTAAGTTCCAGTAGTCGTCACGGTTTAGTCGTGCGAGCGGGATGTCTTGCTGCGTATAAGAAAAAGAAAGGGCACGTAATGAGAACGTTGTGTTGCCGGTGTTACGAATGCGGAAGTTGTTGTGACCGGGGCTTGGGTCTACCGGAAAGTAGTACCACTCTGAGTCTGCAAGCGTTACCGTAGGTAGTGTGTATCTTAGCGTCCAAGTAACCCCGTCCTCGCTGGTCTCATATACTAGGTTCAGCGTCTGCGCACCGTATGAGTTAAACCCAACTTGGTAGATACGCTGAGCTGATCCATAGTTAGCGCCGAACCAATTATTTTGTAATGTTGACGTACCGAAGGTTACCAAATTGTTGTCGAACAGGTTTGGCGCGGTGGAGTTGCTCGCGGGTAGCGCCGCAGAGATTGCGGGCGTCACTAAATAGCGCCAGTTTGCCTCACGCACATCCACCGTGCCCTCCGGCAGTTGGATTATAGTCTGATCCTTGACCGTGCCCGCAAGATAAGTTTGTAGCATCCACAGGTTAACGCCTCGGTTCGACAGGTTTTGTAGGATGTAGAATAGCGCAAGTTTGCCCGCCTCAACGTACTCAGGCGTCTGCTCCTCCGCGGGCTTTCCAGCCTCACGGAAGGCAAACTCAATCATCTGCGCTACATTTACCTTGGTTTGGTTTGTGGTGCCTGAGTAGGCCATTACTTATCTCCCGCGTCCACTCGTCCGCTTTGGTGCGCTTGACTTAACGCGCGATGGCAGATTCTTCTGTGCCTTGCCTGCGGCAACAAACTCCTTGCCGACCTTCTTTGGGATGCCAAGGGTAGACTTACCCTCGGCTGCGGCGTACATCGCGCCAAGTTGTGCCTTTGACTTGATTGGCATCTTAGTATGCCTTACCGCCGGAGCAGTAATTACCAATCGCTTGCAGTCCGCGCATTAGGCTTTGCTTATCCATGTCATTCATTGCGCCCATGCCTTGTGCGCTTGGGTTTCCAAGTGCCGAAGACGGCGCGCTCATTGTCCCAACGCCCTGACCGAACACTTGCCCTCCGGGAGCAAACGCAGGCATCGCTTGGGGTGGCGCGTCCATGGGCGCGCTAGGTGCCGTTGCCATGGCCGGAGCGACCTCCTCAACCACCGTCGTTGTCTCAACCACGGGCTTCATCTTTTTGGTCTTAGCGATTGCTTTCTTGTCACTCTTATCTTTCTTCATGCCCACGGCTTTACTGTCATACCGTTTGGCTGTGCCAGTTTCCTTCTTGGATCGTCCGCCATTCTTTAACTTGATCTCAGTCTTTGGCTCGCCCTTGTGCTGCTTTGCCTCATGCTGACCCACAGCCTTTTTGATCATCTTCTTGTCTTTGGAGATGTCCTTCTTCTCCTCAGAGCGCTCCTCTTTCTTCATTTCCTTTTTGGAGACGTAGCCGCCCTCCTTGAAACAAGGCAGGTCGCACTTCATCTTTGGGTTTGCTTTAAATCCTTCCATGGTACTTCTCCTTACTTTTGTAATCCAGTTAAATAGACCGTGCGGCCGTCCTTTTTTACTGCTGTCAGTGCTTCATTCTTTAGCTTGCTCGGGTCATATGATACGTGCACCCAACCAGAGTCTGGCACGCCCTGCGTGTAGAACTCCAGGATAACCTGAGTAAACTTCAGGTTGTCGGCGATCCACTTCGCGAGCTCGTAGTTAGACACGCCAGGAATCTCAATGTCCGCGGCCTGCCCCTTGCAGTGATCCGATGTGGGGCTGCCACCGACCGCCTGGTTAACGGCTGGCGCGCGGAACCCGGAGTTGCACTTGACGCCCCTCTTGAAGTGATCGCGGACGGGCTGTAGCACGTTCTGCGCGAGCGCCATGAGCGCCTCAATCTGCTGCTCGTTTGGCGTGTTGTCGATGCCGTGACGCAGCGCGGCATCGCTCTTCGTCATCTCGGACAGCGTGAAGTTTGGTGAGAGGTTCATCGCTTAGACCACCCCGCCGTTATCCGTGTGCCAAACAAGAAACCGAAGGCTATGTTCGCGGCCTCCAACGCAACGGTTTGCACCTTCACGTCAAGCCCCGGCACAAAGATTGAGATGATTCCAGCGGCGATTACGCCAAGCGCGCCAATGTACCGGCTAGACGCTCTGAGATCTACCACCCACTGGCTTGGGTTGCCGAAGGGATTATCCAGCTTGGCTAGGGCCTCGAGTTTGGACACCTCTGCCTGGTCGAGCTGGATAATCTCCGCGACGCTGGTGGGCTTCGCGCCGCCAGAGAACTTTGTGACTACTTGCTTGATCGCCTCGGCGCCTATTGGAACCAGGGCGCCTACGATTGTCTCAACTATCACTTGTCTGCCTTGTCCTCGAGCTTGTCGAATATGCGGATGAGCATGCTCTTGATCTCGTCAATGTCGCGCTTGAAGTCGTCCTTGGTGACGTATATCAGCGGCAGCTCCGCGATCCGGTCCTCAATGCGGATGATCGACTTTGAGAGGCTGTTCAGGACCCAACCGCCAAAGAAGCCGGCCAAGCCAATCGCTATGTTAATTAGATCCTGTGAGTCCATCAGATTCCTTTTGCTTCAGTTGTTGTGATAGCTCAAACAGGGTGGTCTCCTCTTTGATCTTGGCAATGATTTGGTACACCTCGGCGTATGGCTTGCCGGACAGGTAGTACAGCACCTCGTTGATCGTGTCCACGGATAGCTCGTACTTGTTTATCATGGCGCGGACGTAATCTCAAAGGTTGTTGGGTCGTAGTACAGCGCCTTCATTGTCCCTGAAACTGTTGCACTGCGGATTGGAGCTATAAACAATCTGCTGGTGCCATTGGTGTTAAGACTATTACCTGTAGCATTTAAGCATATAGTGTTTGCGTGCTGGCCCGTAAATGCAATATTGTTTCCAATTGCTATAGAGTACGATCCTTGACTTTGATAGGCCGTATTAGACCCAATCGCTATTGCTCTTAGTCCTTGGCCTGTAACACCAGCGCTAACTCCTATAGCTACACTTTCTCCGGCTTGATTGCTTTTACCTGCACCGTTACCAATTGCTACACTACTAGCTCCTTGGCCAGTTTTGCCGGCCTCATAACCAATTCCAACAGAGTGTATTCCTTGGCTTGAGTTACCAGCAAAGGTTCCGATTGCGACGCAGCTAGCTGCTTGGGATAACGTTCCCGCAGATGTCCCAATTGCGATCGGGTCTGAGTAGGACTCCCCCGATGTGTTGATGGTCCATGATGCGTAAGTCCCAGACCCGCCCCGGTATGCAACGTTAACAACTAATGTGTTTGATGTGAACGATGTAATAGACCCAACCATAAAATTAGTTGGTGTGCCTGTATTAAATACTCTTACTATTTGACCCGCGGCAAATGCTGTGCTGGTCGCGCTTTGAGCTGTTGTAAATGTTTTGGAGCCTGTGTCAATAGTAACTGAAGACGTGCTTGTTAGTGGCGCAAAACCCAGTCCCGTAGCGCCCGTAGCGCCCGTAGCGCCCGTAGCGCCCGTAGCGCCCGTAGCGCCCGTAGCGCCCGTAGCGCCCGTAGCGCCTGTGGCTCCGGTTGCGCCCGTAGCGCCCGTAGCGCCCGTAGCGCCCGTAGCGCCCGTTGGGCCTGTGGCGCCCGTAGCGCCAGTAGCGCCAGTAGCGCCAGTAGCGCCAGTAGCGCCCGTTGGGCCTGTGGCGCCCGTAGCGCCCGTTGGTCCTGTATCTCCAGTGGCGCCCGTGGCACCGGCCGCTCCAGTGGCTCCGGTCGCGCCTGTCGCGCCGGTTGGCCCTGTGTCTCCGGTCGCGCCCGTGGGTCCTGTGTCCCCTGTGGCCCCGGTCGCGCCTGTCGCGCCGGTTGGCCCTGTGTCTCCGGTCGCGCCCGTGGGTCCTGTGTCCCCTGTGGCCCCGGTAGCGCCTGTAGCACCGGTTGCCCCAGTAGCACCGGTCGCTCCTGTGGCGCCGGTGGGGCCAGTCGGCCCGGTGACGTTGAAGTACTGCACCGCGCCCGTGGCGTCCTTGAAGAACAGCTTCTGGTCCCTCGTGTTGAGCGCGAGCTCGCCGTCCACGAGCTGTCCCGCGGTAGGGGCTGCGCCGGTGGTGGCGCTGTAAAATAGCTGTAGTGGTGTGTAACCTGCCTGTGCCATGTTTATTCCTTGTAGTACTCCAGGTTTTTCTTTAGTCGTTCGTCGTTCGGGTCTATCTCAAGCGCCTTGGTTCCGTGCTCTATCGCCCTGTCCTTCCACCCCATCCGGTACGCTGCGATCGCGGCCAGGTCGTGTGGTAGTGAGCCCCAGGACTCGGGCTTTGAGGTGTAGTTGTACTGTCGCTCGGTTATCTTGAGCGCGCTGCACGCCGCCGAGTAGCACTCCTCCCACCGGCTCGTCTTGTAGCAGGCGTTTGCCAGCTCAACCCACGGCTCTCTGACCTCCGGGGCCTCGATCACCGCCTTGCGGTACCAGGGCGTTCCGTCCTCTCCCTTGCCAAACATCGACTGCCCGATGAGCCTCATCGCGTACGCGCGCTCGTGGTTCCAAAGCGCGAGTGGCAGGGCAAGGTACCGGTTAAGCTCCGCGATCGCCTTGTCGTGCTGCTCGTAGAAGGTGAGCTCGCGCGCGTAGTAGAACGAGTTACGCGGGCAGTGCGGGTCTTCTTTTACTCCAACCTCTAGCAGCTCCATGTACTGTCCGCGGGACTTTGTGTTGTCCGGGAGGTGCGTGATGAGCTGCTTGTCCGTGTGCGCCATCACCTCGGTGACGCGCGGGTCGATCGCCAGCATCTCGTGGCAGGGAGGCTTCCAGTGGTAACCTTTCCTGCCGTGTATCTTGTTCGTTATGAACTTCACGCCCGCGCCCCAGTCGTAGAGGTAGTTCAGGCGGGTGGTCTTGCCTGGCACCCACACACGCTCAATCTCCTCGCGCCAGCCTGGCTCCAGGATCTCGTCCAAGTCGAGGGAGATACACACCTCGTACTCCTTGGGTATGAGCGCAAGAGCCGCGTCGCGGGCCTTGTCGAACCTCCACGGGGTGATGCAGATGTGGTTCACGATCGCTCCGTGGTCCCTCGCCAGGCCCACGGTGTCGTCCGTGGACCCAGTGTCCGCTATCATCACCAGGTCGGCGTCCTTTGCCGAGTTACAGAATCTCTCTACGAACTGCTCTTCGTTCTTGCTAATCGCGTATACGGCGATCCTCATACCGGCCCCTCATATCAGGCGGGCCAGCTCTGTCCTCCAAGAACCTCGATCAGCTCTTCGACGTTAGCGCAGCCCGAAATGGCCGACTCCAAGCGGTCAGCCTCTGATACTACTAATGCACGTTTTGAGGCTATTTCGGCCGGGATCTCAACCCCGCGCTCGTACCTGCGGGTGACGTACCAGTCGGTTTGGGCGAGCAACTTGCCCGCGGTGTCCTTGACCTGTGAGATGTGGTGGGTCTTCAGACCCGCCTGCACGTACGGCTCGCCGTAGACTGGCGCGGACTCCTCGTATGGCTCGCCCTCCTCCGGGGTGATCGTCTGCGTCTCGTACCCGGTGACCGGTGTGACGGTCTCGTCGTTGAGCTGCTTGGGGTTGTTCGGTCCCCAGTAGAAGCGCTCGTCGTACCACTCGGGGTCTGGGTGCTCGGTGACGCCCAGCTCGGCCCTGAGCTGCGGGTCGCGCAGGTGGGGGTATGTTATGCCCTCGATGGTGATCGGGTTGTTGATGTTGATAGGCGTGTCGTTTAGCTTGTGCATGATTATCTTGCCCTAGAGTACTTAAATGGAAATTCTGCGAAGGCGGCGTATATGTAGGTTCCGCTGCCGTTTACCCCGGTGTCGGTGGATCGAAGCTTAAAACCATTAGACAGCAAGTCTAAAAAATCTTGTGTTCCCTCTGCGTTGGCTAGATTAGGAAACAGCGGGTCGTTGTCTACGTTGTAGCCTTCCCGCTTGTAGTCCATAAGACACCAGCTCTCAACAGCGGATGAGCGTTTGATCAACACATAGGCTGGGCGAAAGCCCGTGTAAATGAATGGCCCGTCTGTTGATGCATTGCCCGTGTACGTGCCGAAGGCGCTGAACCCGCTTATTGGGGCGAAGCAGTACGCTACGTAAGTTTGGCTTGATGTATTCACACCAACCGCGGTTCCAATACTAAAAACAGAGGATGTGGGCGCGGTGCCGTTCCACACCGTTGCTGCTAATTGTTGAGCGTCCGTCGTGTTCAAAGATAGATAATATGAAGCAGACGTGAGTCTGACGTGATAAACCGCCCAACCGTTTGTGCCACTTGTTTGTTTAACAATAACCATGCTCGGAGCCACGCCCAGGCCATGACCCACCGTGGCGTTGGCCCCCGTCCCAGTGTACGTTACGATGGAGCACCCGCTGGTGGTGTTCGCGCTGACCGTTGACGATATGGTCCCCGCCGTGTTCGCCACGCCCGTTCCGTTCGCCCTCCACGCCCACGCCACGTATGTTGCGCTTAGCTGATCGTAGTATGCGTACCCGTCTGGGTTTGTTCCGCTTCCTGCCGAACCTCTGGTGAAGGTAACCCCGGTTGGGTCAAATGATGATAGGTACCCGTATGTTGCGCTATTACCCGCTCCTGCCGCAGCAGTGTCATTGGAAGCCAGGGATTTTACGGACCCGCCGCCACGAACAGAATCATAAAGTTGATGGGAATAGGCAGCACTTCTTATTTTGCTCCACCATAAGTCTGGGGCAAACTGTAAACCGCTGATTGACCGAGTCGTTCCTGTGTCTGCGCCCGTCCATAAGCTAACATCAAAATAGTCGCTGGCCTGTGTGCTGCTCGTCGTGCCGATCGTTGGGGTGGGCAGGTTCGTTGAGACCAGGCACTTGAACCCGGCCGGGGCGGTGTACGAGAAAGCTCTTTGGCCGAAATTGACATCTACAGAGGTTGATGTTCCGTATAATGAGATTGTGGGGGAATAAACGAACCCCGTTATGCCAGAGTACGCTGGATTTGTTCCGGCAACCGGGTCTCCCGAAGCAAACCATGTGCCGTTTTTGCTGAACCATATCTTGCCACTGTCCGCGTCAAACGCGACGCCCATTATGTCGTTTATTGCGAACGCCGTGCCATAGTTTGTGTTTACGTTGTTGTTAAACTTTTGACCGCTAAAAAATGAGCAGCCGTAACCGTATGCGTCCTGTCCCACAAAAGAACTTAAGGATTGTTTGTCCCAAGCCCAACCAATCATTGGGTAATTTGTTCCGTTTATTGTGCTAGTTGTTTGGCACTCAAAGTACCACTTCCCTGATGTTATGCCTTGTATGGTCGTCCTTGACGATGACCAAGACGCAGTTGTTCGGCTTGCGAGTAGGTTGCCGTTTGACAGCGTAAGGGAGCTATCTAATGGGTTCATGGTGCAGTAGTTGCCCCTGACCTGGCCCCCGATTCCGGTGTCCGTGCCATAGTCAGAGACCGTGTCCGTTAGGCTGTCGTTGCCAACGCCCGCGGTGACGGATATGTTCGCGGGGGTCCACTGCTGGAATCCCACGTCCTGCACGTTGTACGCGAACGCTGCCGCGGGCGGTGTGAACGCGCCCGAGTAGCGTCCGGCTCCGACGGTGAACCGTATGTCCTGCAAGTACCCGATGAAGGGGTTCGATGTGGCTTCGGTGCCGTTCTGCCCTATCCAGATCGGGCTCGTGTCGTCGGCCACCAAAAACGCGGTTGGGGTCGCCGAGTTGAGCAGCGCCCCGTTTAGAAACGACCGGTAGGTTGTGCCAATCCTTGTCAGCGCGAAGTGGTACCAGGTGTTAGCCGCGATCGTTCCGGCGGAGGATGTGAATGTGTAATTCCAGGAGGTGTTGTCGGAGTCGCCTACGTTAAAAATAATTGTGGAGGTAGCAAGAACAATGATAATTCCGCGGGCTGTTTGAGAGGCCCTTCTTACTATTATATTTTGAAAGGCGAGGGCTACCGTGGTCGTGTAGAACCAGCCCTCGATTGTGAAGTCCTTGTTTGTTGCGGTGGTCTGCGACCCGCTCAGGTAGAGCTCCACCCTGGGCGGCACGACCAGGTAGTCGCCGCTCCCGTCGAAGGACACGCTAGACTCGCCCCACTTCTTGACCGCGGTGCTCACCTGTGCGTTGCCCACGGTCTCAATGTTGTTAATCCCGGTCGCGTCGTATATGCCGGCGTTGGTCGCGTTCAGGAGCAGGGACGTGTTGCTGATGTTCGTGGGCGGCAGAACCGGTGGGACGAATGGTGTCGTGTATAGCGCGGTGCCGTTAAGTATTCGGAGGTTGGAGATATAACCAGCAAAAGAGCCGCCAGACCACCCTCCGGTTAATAACCCTAATGTTGAATCTGATTGCGGTGTTCCGGTCTTTGTTCCGCTTCCGTCTAAAACTCCATTGATATACAGCCTGATTGATGAATTAGAGTTGTTATACACAAAAGCAATGTGTGTCCAAACATTTAGAGGTATATCCGCAGATGACTGAACAGATTGCGGACTCCCACTAAAATAAGCAAATCTAAGTTTTTGAGCGTTAATACCAAAACCCCAATAGTTTGTGTTTCCTGCAGTTGCGGCGTTTGTGACAACGCTTGGATAGTTATTAGTGTAGGTGACAGAAGCAGTTGGGTAAATCCACGCCTCAATTGTTGTGGATTGAGAATACCAATTCGTTAAAGTACTATTATTTGTTGCATAAGATAAACGGTCCCCCGTGCCGTCGAAGTACATCGACCCGCCGTTGCTCGCGGCGGTCCATGACGTGGTGGGGATGAAGGGCGATACGGGAGAGATCGCGGTGTTGCCGTTGGCGACCTGTGCCACGTTCAGGATGGAGTTGTCCAGCACACGGTTGGATTGGCAGGCGAGCGTCATCGTGCCTGGTATTGCGGTGAGCGGCGCGGTTGGCGGGGTGAAGTTGCCGGTGTACACCGCTCTGCCGCGCACAAACCGCAGGTTGGAGATGTATCCCGCAAAGTAGTTCGTGACGGCGTTCGTCTTGGCGCCGATGGTTGGGTTGCCCGTGAACATCGTTGGGTCTTGAAATGAGGCATTCGACGCCAAAGCTATAACGCCAAAGGCCTTGCCGTCGATGTAGCAGGTTATGTTGGTGCCGGAGTCACGAACCATTGCTATGTGGTGCCACTGGTTTATCTTGATAGACCCGGACGGGGAGCTCGTGGTTATGTCGGTCCGGTTTGTCGCTCGCACGTTAAAGGAGACCACGCCCGTGCTTCCGTTTACAACACCCGCTATGACGTCAGTGTTCGTGCAGTAGTACTGCCACACGGTTTGTGTTGTGGCGGTGCTGTTCGTGTTGATCCACGCCTCCCACGTCCACAGCCCCGTGCCGAGGTTGTACGTTGGCGTTCCGGAGGGCGAGGAGATGTAGTCCCCGTTGCCGTCGAAGTACGTGGACCAGGCCTGCACGGGCCGGGTGGTGTAGTTGATCGGGTTGCCGAATGGGTTGTTCAGCGTGAGTGGGTATGAGTTCCCGTTGACCGTGATTGCGAACGCGTTCGGGCTGGTGTCCACGAACGTGCTCGACTGACACGTGAGCAGGGAGGTTCCGGAGATTGCGGTAAATGGTGCACTTGGAACAGACGAATCCGCTGTGCCAACTAATATTCTAAAATTAGAAATATATCCATTAAGATTTTGAAGCACAGAACCATTAACTCTTGCTGCGCCAATTACCATGCCATTTGTTGTATCAGAAAATGTCTTGGTATCAGTTACAGATCCAATGGATACTCCATTTCTATAAACAGTAACAGTGCTTCCGCTCCGAACCCATGCCATATAAAACCAAGTGTTTAATGTTTGGGTAAATGTTCCATTAACATCAACTTGGGTTCCTTGCCCATTAAATGATCGCCATTGGTTTCCGGTTCCAAGACGAGCAACAAAGTTTCCGTTAAATCCAGAAGTATAATAATTGTAACTACTACAAATTGCTGGTCCTTCGGAATCTCCTGCTGCCAACATATAAACCCAGCAGCCAATAGTAAAATCTCCACTACCAAGCGATGTTCCGCTTGTCATACTCAAATAATCCCCCGTGCCGTCGAAGTAGCCCGACCAGGCTGTCATGCCGAACGGGTTCGTCGGGAGTGGCTGCGAGTTGCCGACGGTTGTGATTGTGAAGGCGTTCGTGGAGTTGTCTATGAACTGGCTGCTCTGGCAGGTGAGCAGCGAGGTGTTCGTAATCGCGGTGAGCGGCGCGGTGGGCACGGGCAAAGTTGTGGCTGTTGCGTCGTATCCGGATGGCAACGTACCCTTTGTCATCCGGTAATTGCTCATATACCCCAAAATTGGGTTACCACCTCGAGCCTGTCCGATGAAAAGGCCGTTGGTTGAATTTATGTCGGTTGTGCACGCGGTTGATGACGCGGCACCCACACCGTTTAAGTACAACCTGATAACGCCGGAGTTTCTTACTACGGCGACGTGGTTCCACGTGTTGAGCGAAAGAGTTCCGCCGGTTATGGTTGCGCCGCCCGTGCCATTCCAAATAAAGGACAGCAGCAATGCGTTTGTGATATAGAATGAGTATCCAGATGTTCCTGCGACTCCTTTTCCGTTAAACCCCTGGTTGTTCCCCGTTGTGCCCGTTATGTAAACCCAGCACTCCATGCAAAAACTGTCCGTGTTGGGGTCTAGTGCGGCATTATTTGCAACAGTTAAATAATCCCCCGTGCCATCAAAGTACCCAGAGTAGTACCCGTTCGCCTGGGTGGTGCCACCTCCGAACGCGAACGGTGAGAAGTTGCCCTGGGTGGTGTTACCGTTCCGGGTGATCGTGAAGTTGTTCGTGGAGCTGTCCAGGAAGGTGTTGTTCTGCGCGCCGTTCGTGTTCGTCGTGTTGATCAGGAGCGTGTTGTAGGGCCAGTACCCGTCCTGGCCGGTTACCTTCTTGTTCTGGCCTAGGTCTACCGCGAGGGCGTTTGAGCTAAAGGGCAGGTAGAAGCCATTGGTTCCGTACGCGCCCGTGTAACCAGTTGAGATCGGGATCAGCTGCCCGGTGGTGGAGGATGTCTCGGTGAAGGACGCTGGGGTGAGAGCCAGGCCGTCGACGAAGTACACCTCGGCGAGGTAGCCAGAAAAGTACTCCCCAACGGCATTTTGAAAACCAATTGCGTGTACATAACCTGGTGCATTAACAAATAGTTGCGCGTATTGAGCAACGGTGGTTGTAGTTGTCAGCGTCTGCAACACGCCGTTAATGTAGATGCTTACTCTATTGGCGGCTGTTGACTGAGTGGTGTCAATAGCGACCAGCACATGGTACCACGCGGAGACATCCCTAAAAACCGCGACGGTTGCGTAGTTTGCTGTGGCAGTGGGTGTGCTATTTTGTGAATAAAACAAAAGATTGTTGTTTGTTTCTAAACGAAAAATTGTTGATTCGCTTCCTGATGACCTGGCAGCAAAAACATTTTGTAGCGTACCGAGTGCAGATCTTTTGACCCAACCAGCCCACGTCCAGGTTGTCCTGCTACCCTGAAGCGTTGGCGTGTACGAGAAGTACGCTGTGTCAGCCGGGTTGAAGCGAACGCTCCCGGGTGATGTGTAGGAGGGCGCGGGCGCCGGGCCGAAGCCTGGCGACCCAACGCTCTGCGCTATGGTTCCTCCGCTGGGGTATACCGGCATTAGCTCATCGCCCCGCTGGTTACCAAATACACGTTCGTCCCGTCCGACTTGTAGCTCACCCAGTACGTCCCCGACGCGGAGATCGTGGTGAGCGTGTTCGCCGGTACCTTGGTCGTAGCCGCCGCGGAGATCGTGTAGTTGGATGAGTTCACGAGTAGTATGTTACCAGACTGCTCAGAGCTCGACGATGGTATGTTCGAGAATGTGAGCGTGACGTTGCCAGTCGGCGTGCACAGGAAGTTGTTCGTCAGGCTCAGGTCGAACGCGCCCGTGTTCGCGACGGTGACAGAGCCGCGCTGTGGCGCGGTGAAGCTGTTCGTGAACGCGATGAGAGCGGCGTCGCCCCAGTAGAAGTTGTAGTCTGTTGCGTCTATTTTGAGCAGGGCCTGGTTCGTGGTGCCACCGGTTGGCATGCCCGCACCTGTAGCACCCGTCGCTCCCGTCGCACCCGTGGGTCCGGTGTCACCCGTAGCACCCGTCGCGCCCGTAGCACCCGTCGCGCCTGTCGCACCTGTTGCCCCTGTGGGCCCTGTGTCTCCCGTCGCGCCCGTAGCGCCTGTCGCGCCCGTGGCGCCGGTGGCACCAGTTGGTCCGGTATCGCCAGTCGCGCCCGTAGCGCCCGTTGCCCCCGTTGGGCCCGTGGGTCCGACAACGCCGCTGACTATTGCCAAGAACAGCGTGTGATTGTTCGCGAAGTTTGTCGTGCCCGTTCCGCCGGAGGCGATCAGCGTCACCGGGACCTCAACGTAGCCCGTTTGAATCGTCGGGGCCGCGCTGATCTCCCAGGTCTGGTAGTTGTCGCTGAGCGTTGAGTCCTGTATCACGATCGTCTCGGTCGCCTGGAGCGTTGCCAAGAAGATGTCGATGTCAACGCCGTCGCTGTCGATGTGGCTGATGTTGATCTGCGTTGAGCTGATCTGCGTGGCGTTGTTCCAGATCAGGTACTGGCTGCCAGGGTCGCCGGTGGTGATCGTCGTCTTGGCCTTGTACGGGAAGAAGCTCGAAGACGCCCCCTGCGGACCCGTGGGCCCTGTAGACCCGGTCGCGCCTGTGGCGCCGGTTGGTCCTGTGTCACCCGTGGCGCCGGTGGGTCCTGTGTCACCTGTGGCACCTGTTGCACCGGTTGCCCCTGTTGCGCCTGTGGCGCCGGTTGCTCCCGTGGGCCCTGTGTCTCCGGTGGCACCTGTCGCACCAGTTGCACCCGTCGCGCCGGTGGCTCCCGTGTCACCTGTGGCACCGGTTGCCCCGGTGGGTCCCGTTGGCCCGAGTGGTCCTGGTGTGCCCGATAGGCTAACGTCCCACGACGTGTACGTGCCCGACCCTGTGATAGATGACACGGTCGCGGTCATAACACCCGTGGAGGTGTTGTACGAGTCCACGACGCCGTTCATTAAGTTGTTCGCGTCGTGCGCGATAACGATCTGCTGGCCCGGGATGTACGCCAGTCCCTGGCCCACGCCGAATGTTTTTGATCCTAAAGAGATGGTCAGCGCGGTTACGGAGCTGGTGGAGTAGATGTCTCCCGCGGCCCCTGTCGCACCGGTTGCCCCGGTGGCTCCAGTTGGTCCTGTGTCGCCCGTGGCGCCGGTTGGTCCGGTGTCGCCCGTGGCACCGGTGGCACCAGTAGCCCCTGTTGGTCCAGTATCACCCGTCGCTCCTGTGGCGCCGGTGGCGCCCGTTGCGCCTGTTGCGCCTGTTGCACCGGTAGCGCCCGTTGCGCCCGTGTCACCCGTCGCGCCTGTGGCCCCTGTTGCTCCCGTGGCGCCGGTGGGTCCTGTGTCGCCCGTGGCGCCGGATGCTCCGGTCGCGCCTGTGGCACCTGTCGCCCCAGTGGCCCCTGTCGCACCTGTGGAACCAGTGGCTCCCGTAGCGCCCGTGGGCCCGGTTGGTCCTGTGGGTCCGCCCGCGGGTCCTGTCGGCCCCGTCGGCCCTGTTGGTCCTGTGTCACCCGCTCCGGTTGGCCCGGTTGGCCCCAGAGGTCCCTGGTCGCCGGTTGGTCCCGTGGGTCCTGTGGGTCCAGAGGGTCCGGTAGGCCCCGTCCACCCAGTCGGGCCGGTTGGTCCTACCGCGCCAGTGGGTCCCGTTGGGCCCCCAAGGTTCGCCAGGTCCTGTGTCTGTGTCTGCTTGGTGATGCCGTTCTGCACGACAACGGCGAGCTCGTTGCCGGTCAGGGGACCGGCTACTGGTAGTTGTGATATCGAACGGTCGGCCATGGTATCAGTCTGTTAGGTCGCCAGACTCGCCCGCGGTGCGCTGCTGCTCGGGTGTCTGGTCTATGAAGAAGGAGTCGCCAGCCTCGTTGGGCGCGCCCTGTGTCTGCAGCTGCCTGCCGCCGACGGGGCCCGTTGCGACGCTCTGGTCTGGTCTTGGGAATCTTAGCGCGATGTTTTCTGTTTGGATCGCGGGCAATCGCCACGGATCAAACTTGTCAAGGTCGACCTCACAGACCCGCATCCCAGGGAAGTTGGGATCGGGCTTGAGGTCTACATAGGGAAACTTCCTGTTGCAGCGATCGCAGATCGCCACGGACAGGACTGACTTACCCCTGGTGTCGAGGTATAAGGACACTACTAGCCCTTAACACCAGATTGGACCACGGTGAGCGTGTCACCGGCCGTGCCACCTGAAAGGCGAATGGCTCTGTAGGGCTGCCCGATAAAGCCGGCGCCGTTGGGTTGGTCGGTGGGCGCGGAGACCCAGGTAAATGTTGCCGCTGTGAAGTCACCATTCACGACGGGGTACGGGTCTGTCAGGGAGACCTGGACAGTGCCTCCACCCGTCTTCGCGTACGAGACGCTGAACGGGTTTTGGTACTGATCCAGAACCACCGCGGGGGTGGCTCCGGTCCCATCAGTGGTCACGGTTGTTTGACGCATGATGGTTCTCCAATTAGTTGTTAGTGAAGCCTTCGCCCGTCGGGGTGATCGTGCCGTCAGAGTTGCGGTCTGTGTAAACCACGGAAAGAACCCCGGCAGAAGCTGCCTCAGATGCCAGCGTAACCGTAACGTCTGACGTTCCGACGTTGGCTAGACGGTTAGCGACCGCGGCGGAGCCTGTCAGCGTGGCAGAGATCTGTCCGAGTGCTGTGGTCGTGATAGTTCCAACTGCGGTTGTGGTGCCGCCGCCAACGATTGACACCGCGCGTGACGCTGCGCCGACTACGTTTAGGTAGGCGGTGATGCTGTGCACAATAGAGCCCGCGGGGATTACGATGGTTGCCGCGGCGCCTGCCACGATAGCTACCTGGCGTGAGCATACAGCCGCGCCGTAGTTGCTGGTGGAGATGGTGCCGTCGTTGCTGGTGGTTTGGCGTGTGCCGATCCGAATTGGACCGGTAAAGGTCGTTGACATGTTGTATTTCCTTGCTTAGAGGTCACCCCAATCCGTCGCTAAGCCGTCTGCCGGGAAGAGGTCGGCAGTCTGAGTGGGGCTGAATCTTCCTATGACTACCTATGCACAAAATTCAATAAAAAAGCCCCAGAGGGTCACTCTGGGGCTCTTCTTGCTGCTAGACTGCTTAGACGCCTGCCGTACCAAAAATGTTACGTGCATCGTGCCAGCCGGTCGCGTAGCGCTCGGTGGCCTTGTAGCGCATGGAGTCAGTCTCAAAGTCACCTTCCATGGATTTCTCCATTGGGCGGCGCATTACGAGCATGAGACCATTCTCTGCGTCTGTCTGAACCCACCAGGCTTTGCTGGAGCTCAAACGGGTAACCACGTGGGCACCCTTGGGCAGCATACCGGTCGACTTGATCGGGTTGAGATCGTTGTCGGCGGTACCGGAACGGAGAACAGACTTGAGGATGACCTCAGCCTGGAACTCGAGTGCCGGGGGAACAACCAACTGCTCTGCCTTCAGACGGATACGCTTACCATTGTTGTCAATGGCGGAGCGGATCTGGATGAGGATTTGCTCAACCGAGGTCTGCGACAGGTTAGCTGGGGTGCTCAGCGCGTTGCTGTATGTCAAGCCGTTAGCGACCGGGTGAGCGGTGTTAACGAGCGTGACGCCATCGCCACCGACGTAGCCGGCTGTGAAGGCAAAGTTCAACAGGTTAGCGCAAAGCGTCTCTTTGGTCTCAATCATTGACTGAGCCAAGTGCTTGGCGAAGGTGCTGCCGATACGGATGTGATCGCCGTCTTCCATCAGTACCTTAGTCAGGGCATATGCCAGGCCATAGATCTGATAGATGAAACGGGTGATGTACAGCGTACCGCCCTGATCGTACGAAACAGGAGTTCCGTCGGGCATTGCGGGTGCTGCGTTCATACCGTAGAGCATTACTTCTTCGTGATAGTTACGTGGAATACCCTGGATCTGCTGAACAAATCCTTTCCACTCATCATCACGCTGGGCGTAAACGCCATCAAAGACTTCGTTGATAATCGGTTCGACTACCGCACGAAAGTCTGTACTACGCATTGGGGTTGCCATTGCTTAATCCTTTCTTTCGTTAATTAGACCGAAGCGATCGGATACACGAACGTGTTGTTCGCGATCTTGACTTGAACAATCGTGTAAGCGTCACCCCAAGCGTTTAGCTCGCCTGTGGGGTAAGCAACTTCACGGCCCAAACCAACAACACGTACTTGACCTTGTGTTGCGGTACCGACTGCGGTGTCGTTCAGAGCGCAGGTTGAGAAGAACGCGCCACCGTTGCCGATGGAGGTTCCGCTCGCGGGTGTTA